ACGGTTCGCATCTTTAATTAGTTGATTTTGTATCTTGATTTGCATTTTTGCCGTATCTTTTTGTGCTTTCAGTAACACTGGATAAGTATCGCCAGCATGTGGTTTACCTTTATTAAAAGCAAGAATGCGATCGGTCAAATCACTATGAATCCTTTCAGATTCAGCAATTAAATTCTGTCTCTTTTCTGTAAAGAAGTCGCTATAAACCTTCTCACCTTTTTCACGAAGTTGCTTTTCGGTTATGGTATTTAAATCTATTCTAGAAGAATCCTTGCTAGCTTCATTGCTATTTGCATCGTTAACATTCACCGGTACATTTTTGCTTGGTTCGATGTCTTCTCCGCTCCAAGCTGCAATTGAGCA